ATCAATTTCAGCTGTGGCGGAACCATTATATGCACCCCATTGTCCAGCTTCATCAAATAATTGGTTTCTATCATTAGTTATCATTTCATCACCATAAAATACAGTTGTTGCGTTGTGTTTATCATTTATTGGTTTAACCCAAAATTCATCTAAATAAAATTCTAAAGTTTTTCCAGAGCCACTTCCACCTATTTGGTTGTTACCAAGACCAGAAGAATCACAAGTTAAAATCATTTCTAATTCTTGCCATTCTTCATAAGCTGTAGGAAATTTTATAATATTATTTTGAAATTGCCCGTTAGATTGGTATAAACCTGGCATTTGGTTATTTCCTAAATCTACTACCCAAACTCTTGCAAAAAACTTATATGTTGTACCTGAAACAAAGTTATATTGACCAAAAATATTTTCATTACTGTCTGAACTAACTGTTTTAAAATATAATGAACGACCGCCTGTTACATATTTATCTGTAGTATAAAAAGCTTTTTCATTAGAACCATCAATTGGTATAGTTGTATCTCCGTCATCAAACCCTCCAATTGACCAACCAGTATCTTCACTCATGTAGGCATTAGTAGTCTCTATATTAGTTTCCATAATATCACCAAGACCCGTATTAGAAGCATCAAGCACATAAGACTGGTCACCTCTATGACCTTCATTCATTGGGTACCATAGTTTAAGATTAGAGTTAGTTAGCGATGTACCACCTCTATTTAATACTAATTGTTCTGGATTAAGATAATCATAGGTTACATCATCTTGTGTCCATGCTCCTTGCCATGCTTGAAAATCAGACATTTTACCAGCAAAAGCATTTCCAAATACACCACTTGTAAGCGCTCCTCCTATGAGACTTATATTTAAATCTGCATTGTTATTTGCATCAGACGATGTAAGAGTACCACTACCGTCTGCAACACCATTTAAATAAAAATTAACAGTATCTGAGCCATTATAAACAAAAACTGCTCTATACCAAGTTTTTGGTTTTAATACAGTATCTCCAGTTCTGCTAGCATTACCACCTATATCATAAAAGCCTAATGTTTCAGTATTACTTAATCTAAGGTAGTTAGAAGTAGTAACATCTACCGAATTATCATAACCAGTAATCATTTGATTTGAAGAACCTGCTGCATCATAATTAAGCCAAACCGCTACAGTCCACGCTCTATTAGCAGCTGTTGTTTCTGCGCTATAATCTATAAAAGTTTTACCTGCTGCAGCACCAGTTACGCTTAAATAATCAGTAACACCATCAAACTCTAATGCTCTACCTGAATATATTTGTGCGTGATTGTTGTTACCAGAAGTATCTAATCCTCTAGCTCGTGTTGGTTTTACTATTTGTTGTATTGTAGCTGCCATTATGAAAGTGTCCCATTATTTGAGCCATGTGAATCATTAGCATCTGCGCTAAGATTCCACCATGATACTAAGTTTGTTTTTTCGCTAGATGTTAATCCAGCATAATTCTTGTTCATTATAGATTTAATTTGTGGTTGTGTTAAATCTGTTTGCCACAAAGCACAATTACACACATAACCTTTTACTTCTGAATCTCCAGCATTCATATTATCTGCTTTATGAATTAAAAAATCAGTTGTTGAAGTATCGTCTGGAACATAATGCACTGAAGTGTGCGTAGAGTCTAAAGCTCCATTTAAATAACATTTTAAAGTTTTAGAACCAGAAGCTTCACCATCTACTGTTAACATTATATGGTTCCACTGGTCCCTTACAATAGTAGTACTATATACATCAGTTTGATTATTTCCGCTAGAAGTTGCATCTCCCATAGTTACTTGCAAAGCGGTTGTGTCGCTAGCAGAAGAGTCATTACTAAATCTAAGTATAAATCCTTTTGTTGTTCCTGCCCATGTAGCTCTTCCTATTAAAGTGGGCCTTTCTTCTGATTGTCCTGAAGCAAACCAAAACCATCCTCCAATAGTAAATGCACCAGAAGGCATATCCAAAGGTCCAAAATTAATATTATCATTAGCACCAGAAGTATATACAGCACCATCACTTACAGGTATTACACTGCCTGCATCATACTTATGCTTTAGTACGAGGTTATCTGTTACTATACCAGGTGTTATAGGTTTAGAAATTGCTCTTGATAAGTTACTACCTAATCCTAAAGGCATATTAACCTATATAAGCTATTACTGCACCAGATGTTAAATCTATACTAGTCCAACGACCATAAATAGTCATACCTGCTGGTATAGTTTCTGAAGCCATTGTGTTACCATTGTATGAACCTACACCATAACCATTTGTAGTATCTGCAGGTGTTAAGGCATTAAATACAGTATCTTCTATACATTGTATTGCTACAAAGTTTCCTGAGTGAACCGCTTGGTCTGATATAAATTTAGCTCCAGCCTGACCTAAAGCAGCATTTTGTGCTTCTACGACTGTAAGCTTATGTAAACTTGAGTTTGCCATTTTATTCTCCTTTTGAGTGTACTTTAAGCTCTGGCATGAGCATGAACGTACTGTTATAAAAAATTCTTAGTAGATTCGGGGCAAGCCTTTTATATGACATGCCCCATAGTTCTACAAAACTATTAAACCTTATTTATTCGGTTTATGATGTTTGAATACCATTATTAATACCACTCATAGATTCAGCAATGTATTCACCATTCCAAAATGTTAATCTAACATAATCACCTCTTTGGGCTGTTGTGTCTAAAATAACATTTGAAACTTGAGTACCAGCTGTTGAATTTGCAGCATCACCACCAGCATCTTTTTGCACTAAACTAATTATAGCACTTCCAGCACCGATAGTAATGTCATTAGAAGGAGTTTCTTCCCACACAACAAATTCAAAATACACACCATCTTCACCTGTAGAAGCTGTAGGCAATGTAATTGCTACTGCTCCACCAGCTGCATCACACATGTAAACTTTACCTGAATCATCATTAGTAATTGTTACATCTGCATTTATAGAATGTATTTTCTTTTTATGTTTAAAGGTTGCACTGCTATTTTCATTTAAAAAATCACTTCTCATATTATAATGCCTCCTCAAAGTTAAACAACGCATGTGTTTCTGGTAAAGTTACTTCAAGACCTGCTTCTGTTAGAATCATATCTTTACGTAAATCTTCATCAGCTTGTTGTACATTTGTTGTTATTGAAGTATCTCTATTGATACCATTACCAACTAAAGGTCTATAAGAAACGTTATCAAGGTCAGCCATTAGCATAAATTCGCCAGACATTCCTCTAAATAAAGGTTCTTTTACAAGTGATAAATCACCATGAACAGTTTCAACTTTCATAACTTTATGTCCAAAAGCTCCTTGAGCAGCATTAAAGTTATATCTGTTGCTTCCACCCATTGAATCACCTATAAACCCTACTCCATCACCTAATTTATTAAATAATGAAATTACAGGAAGTGAGCATAAAGCTAATTTGCTTGAGCTTCCACCTCTTGCAGGGTCAAAAACAACCTCTAAATCACGAAGAAGAACATCGTAAGTTAAACTTCCAGCTGCAACTGTTTTAAGATAAGCTTGGCCTTCAGTATATTCTAACTGTTCAGCGTCTTCTTTTGTTTGACCTTGTCCATTTGCCATAATATGACCTGCAAGACCATCAGTATATTGAACGCCTCCAGCTGTAGCACGTTGACCAAAAAGCATAGCTCTTTCAATGTCAATTTTATGTTCTCTTAATTTAAGATTCCATATTCTTTGCCATTCATCAGCATATCCTCTGTACACAGTAGCTCTAGCTGTATTAGACATTTCACAAGCTGTTTTAAAGATTTGGGTGTACCCATAATCATTGTCTAGCTTTTGTGAAAACACATCTGGTGCGCCACTACCTTCGCCAAATGCTGTACCAATTACTGTAGCTTTTGCACTAGCTCCTGGGTCAGCATCTGTACCTGGATTTGTTAACCATGTAATATCAATTGATGTACTAGAGTTAATAGCATCTATTCTTGCGTTAGCATGGTTAGGACCACCACTATTTCCAGTATTTGATTCAACTGATACAACCATTCCTTTAATAAGCCATGGTTGTGCAGCTGCCAATGTTGCTGTAACTGTAGCACCAGCAGAAACTGCCGCTAAGTCTGTTGAAATAACAAAACTTCTATCAGTCATTGCTATTTTTGTTCTATCTTCTAAAAACCTAAACTGTGAATCAGTTGTAGGTACTTTTCCTACTTTTGACAAGTATACAAAAAATGGTGATTCTTCTGGGGCTAACTCAGCAATTCTATCACTAAAGTCATACAGTCTTCTTGTGCTTAAATCTGCACTGTCTACTGTATTGCCGCCAGGAGTACCAAATTTTACTTGGCCTGTTTCATAATTAGCCATTTTTTTTCTCCTAAGTTATATTATAATTTACAATACATTAGTACGACTACCAGCTTTTAAAACACCATCCCACATAGCATCTTCGTCAGACTTAGGAGTTTGAGGAGCTTGTCCTTGTAATACACCGCCTTGAGCAGGTGTTCCTTGTGTTTGACGTACACTATCAAGTGGTCTTTCTATTTGCTGGCCTTGTTCAGAGTTAGCTACAGCTCTCCACATTTTAATAGCGCCATCAACACCATACTCAGCAGGATTTTGTGCTGCAAAATTCATAAAAGAGTCTACTTCTTCTGGGCTTAAGCCTCTTTGTTGTAGTTCGGTCTTTAACTGCATTTCGCCTTGATTTCTTTGTAATCCTTGCATTTGTTGGTTAACAGCTCCATTTATAGAGTCCTGTAGTTCTTGTTGTCTGAACTTGTACGATTTAGACTGTGGGTCATTATAGGCTTCCCATGGGTCAAATTCATCTTTAGCTAATTCAATACGTTCAGGTTGTGTTGGTTGACCCTGTCCTTGCACCATACCAGTTATGGTCTGGGTTATATCTGGACGAGATTCCAATAATTGTCCTATTTTTTCATATTGCTTTAGTTTAGAGTTTTCCGCTGCGAGTTTGTCCTTTTCACTTTGGAAGTACTTTGCTTGTTCTTCCCAGTTTCCAGAAGTCTCCTGCGTATTAACACTTTCGTCTTGCCCTACATTATCAACGGTTTCACCTTCTTGATGTCCGTTTTCATATGCGTCACTCATTTATTATCCTTCCTGCGATTCCTGTTGTCCTTGTTGAGTTTGACCACGAGTATTATCTCGTAATCTCTCTGACTCTAGTTTAACCGCATCTTTTAGTCTACCAGTTGCCAACTTGTTAGCGGCACGAGACTCATATTTTTGCTCTGCCAATTGGCTTTTGAATTTTTCAACTTCAGTACGTTTTCTAGCTGCGACACTTTCTCTATCTGCAGTCTGTAAGTCTCCACTTAACTTCTTAAGTTGCTCTTGTGCCTGGCCTAACATACTCTGTAATTTACTAACTTCGTCAGTTCTTTGCAATACCCCTTCTTTGTCGAAGATTTCAGTCTTTTTAAGTGCTTCTACTCTATCTATTAATCCTGCTTGATAAGCTTCCATATATAATTGGAACTCACCATACTTATTAGATGGTAGTGTAGAACCACCAAGTATACGCACATCAAATTGACCTACTGTAATATCATTTTCAATTGACATTAACTCATTAGTTTTATCATCGTATAAACGAGCATTTACTGTAAACTCACTTATATCATTGTTAGGTTGTACTATTCTAAACGTCTTTTTAAATCTATAGTGCTGTCTAGCCATATTATATACAACTTGACCTAATCTTTTCATTGACCCTTCAATATCTCTTAGCTTAGATTTTGAACGTCTTTGTCCAACATTTTCCATCATCATAGTAGCTGAGTATGTTCTAGGTGCTGCATCTGTGCTACCTTGCATCATTTCAAATATACCAATATTTAAATC